TTCTAAAAATACTATTATCTATTGCTACATAAATCAACATGAAAAATACTAAAATAATATTAATAAGAACCGTAAAATTTATCGAAGCGTTTGTTTCTTCTAATATTACTTTTTTTCTTCCTTCATTTTTATTTGACTCTATGTTTAATATTCCTCCCTGAAATGATAATAATGCTGATATTACAACTGAAATAACAACCATTATAGCTTCAACCATAGAATCAGAAAATGTATATAATATTGATATCCCTATTGCAGTAAGTACAGGAACAAAGTAAAGTACTATTATATGTTTTTTTGCTCCATCGAATATTTTGAAATGATCTGTTACTATTTTAAATATATTTATAAAATTATTATTTCTCTTTATTCCATAAATAAATAATATAACTAAACTTAATATAATCAAAGAAAAAGCTATATTTAATTTCATAATTCACCTCTTATATTTTGTTATAAACCATATGTTCTAAATATTCTTTAGTAACCTTAATAAAATGCTCTTTTAGTTTTTGATCATCTATATCTCCAAAACTGTTTGTTATTTCATCCGGAATACCTTCAATAATACTTAGATTATTTATATTATTTATATTTATAGTCCTTGTTCTTCCATATATAGATGTAACAAATTTTACTCCACTATAATCTATGTCTTCGAATTCATATATTCTACTGTTACCATTAAAATACCCTGAAATCATTTCTTTCCATTTTTTAATATTTGAAAATCCAGCTATTATTCGTTCTTCTTTACCATATCCCATAGTATCTGTATCAGCTTTGTCATTTGAAATATTATTTCTTGTGTATATAATTTTCATCAATCCATTATTATCCAAGAGCTTTTTTACAAAAACTTGAGGGCAAATATTTCCTGTAGTGGTATATAAATTCAATTCATCATTAATAAATTTTCTTAAATAATCTGTAGTTATTGTTTTTATTCCATATTGTCCAATATTTTGAAATATAATAATACCTTTACATGTATCATCACCTTTTGGCACAGCAAAAAATACTCTAAAATGTATAGTCTCTGCGTGTTCTTTTTTTCTAGTATACAAAATTTTATTAGTCTTTGTATTCACAATATTAGCTTCTATTCCATAACCTCCAGAATTAATATCAATATATGTATATCTAAATTTTTCATTTTCTTCTACAATTATATTATCTGTTTCTGCTTTAAACATTTTTTGCTCATAATCATTTAAGACAAATTTCCTACTATATTTTTCACAAAAATCTTTTAATAAGTCAAAGAAATCATCATATTCCTTTTTTTTACCCTTAATTTTTTTATTTAAATTTACTATATTTACAGTATTCTTTTTACTAGGATTTTCAGTCTTTCTTGTAATTTTCTTATAATTGTGTACTTTACTGTGTTTTCATTTGCTTTTTATTAATTTGACACACTTATTTGACACACTTTGTTAGATATTCTTTTATATATATTATTGTATCTTTAATATTATTATCTCTACACATTTTAATTAACAATACAATAAATCTTTTACTTTTACAATACCTTCTACTTAATTCTTCTACTATCTCTTCTTCCATAATATACCTCCTAAAAACTTCTGGGAAGAATATATAACTAAATATGCATAAAAATTTATTTTATATATAAAAGTGTAACTTTTTGTATATAAAAAGATAAAAGTGGGGAATTGATTTTCTCCACGTTAAATCTCTAAATCTATTCTATCTCAATATCTTCAGCTACGAACAAATCGTCTACTCCGTTTCCCCATTTTTTTTGCTATTATTATTGCTTCTGCTAATAGGATTTCATCTGCTGGCATTTTTTCTAAATCGGATAAATAATGTCTTTCTATTCCTGTTCTTCTTTCTAATTCTCTTAAGCTGATCCCTTCTTGTTCTCGTACTTCTTTAATTTTCATTTCTATATACATAACATCACCGATATTAGTATCTGTAGAATTTTGTTTATTATTCAAAAAAAGAGAACTATTTTACTAGTTCTCTCATTATTATATTTATGTACTTATCTAACTTTTGACTCTGTCTTAAAATTTTATTTTTGCTATAATCTTCTTTAATCATTCGTTCTAATCTTGCACGATTCTTCGTAATAAGCAACTCTATTCTATAATTTTTCATAGTAATCACCTCTTACTACAATTATACTATTTTATGTTTACTTTGTATCGTGAATTTTGTCGAATATGTTTTATCTTCTTGTTGATTTTATTGCAACAAAGGAATCTACAAATTTTGACAAGAATATTGATTTTGTTACAAAATGTTTATATAATCATTTTAAAATTTTATACGGAGGATGAAAATGAATTTTTGTGAGAAAAATATAGGACATTTAATTAGCTTTTTTAAATATTTGTGGGAAAGATTATTTTGCATTTTAATTATTTTAGGAATTGTTTTAGGAATCTCAGGACTAATTTTAAAATTTTCACAAATTAATAATCCTGAAAAAATTGAAAATATTGAAAGTCAACAAGTATTATTTTTAGGCATTTCTTTAGATAATTTTGGAACGCTTATAACTGTATTAGGTCTTTTAGCTACTGCAATTTGGTCTATGTATCAATATACTAAAAATAAGTCGTTGCAACAACAAGAAAAAGGTGCAGAAATTGCGAAGTTATTTTCTGATGAACTTCTTAATAAATGTTACTTAGTTGGAAAAGTAATTAATTCTAGTCAATTAGGTTCTTTATTGAAACTAAAAGATACTGATATGAATAATTTGCAGCGATTTGACAGAGATGAACTTTTAGAGATATATGAAAATGAGCCTCAGCTTTTCGAAAAATATAACACTATTTTAAGCAGTGCTAAGCTTCAAAATACATATTTACATTTATTAGAATATCGCATTTCGAATAAATCTTTTCATAATATTGTGTACAAAAGTGATGAAGAAATTAACAATAGTATTGAAAAAATTATGTCAGAAAAATACAATAAAGATGAAATTGAAAATTTGAAACAAAAAATTTTATTAAGGATTGAATTTGAAAAATTTTACCTTACAAGTCATTCGAAAGAAGAATTGTATAATATATATACACGAACTTATACAGATAAAGAGGCTAGAGACTTATTTATACAAGATAATAAAGACTTACCATTCAAGTTTATATCTTTAATATCTGATGTATTAAATGAATTAGAATATATATGTATGTATATTTCAAGTCAATCAGCAGGAACTGATTATATCTATCAGTCTTTACATCAAATGTTTTTAAGAACTATAAAAATGTTAGCAGTTACAATTGCAAACGATAATAAAAATTATACAGATAAATATTACACCAATATTATTCATGTGTATAAAGAATGGCAATCAATAAGAAACAATAATATAAAAAGAGAAAAGAAAAATAAGAAAAAAGCTTTTAAATATCTTGATCCTAAAATAAAGACAGCATATTAAATACTGTCTTTATTTTTTATTTATTATCATTATTATTACTAGACTTAACATCTAGAGGTACTTCATCCATCCAATCTTGATACATAAAATCTCCTCCTTTTACTCCTTTTTGTTTTTCATTTGTATTGTAGTAGTTTATTTAATTATATTCATTTGTTTACAAAAATGCAAGTGATTTTGTGTAAATTTTTTCTATAAATTTTTTTCATATTTCTTCAAAACTTCGTTTATTTTTTGCTCTATTTTTTGACTCACTACAATCGATTTTAAGCCGTTTTTATTTTTTATGCATATACTTTTATAGCTTGATTTTAGTGTGTTTTAAGTGTTTTTAAAAAATTTTTTATTTTTTTTAAAAAAGTGTTGACTTTTGACGTTACGTCATGTATAATATATTTAACAAATGAGAGAGAGGTAATTAATATGTTATATTTTAGATTTGATTGTGAAAAAGAAAACTTTAAAGGAATAGATCATAAATCAGTTTTATATGGACACAATGCAGAAGAAATGGCAATCTTTGAATTTGAAAATGAAGGTCATTTTGTACAAGGTTATTACTTAGATACATATAATGAATTACAAGAAAAATTATTAGATGAAGAGATTTCTGAAGAAGAATATGATGAAAAATTTAATGATTTAGTACAAGAATTTATAAAAGATGAATGGACTTTAGACGGTTGCTCTTGCTTTGAATTAAACGAAGAAGGAATTAGATTTTCTAATAACTATAAATACGATGATAGAAAAATCATTACAATCTTTGAAGGTGAAGAAGTTGCAAAAGGACACGACGGAGAAACAGTTGCTAAATGTGAAAAAGTTATTTGGCAAGGTAATGCTGATGAAATAATAAATATTTTTTATAATGATGAAATAGAAAACAAAGTAGAAGAAATTTTAAAAATAATTAAATAGGAGGATCTATGGAAGAAAGAATTTTAAATATATCTTTTAACAAATCTGGAAGTGGAAGTATAACAAAAAGGCTTACTCTTCCTTCATCTATATTAAAAGATATGCGGAATTGATGAGAAAAATAGACAAGTAAAATTAATTTATAATGATGTAAAAAAAGAAATAATTATTAGAAAGGCTTAATATGAGAGGTTATAATATAGATAACTATGTCGGAAAAAAGTTCAATAAACTTACTCTTATAAAGAATTTAAACAAAATAGATAAGCATAATTCTAAATTAGCATTATTTAAATGCGACTGCGGAAACGTTAAAGAATTAGCATTTACACAAGTTTTAAAATGCAGAGTCAAAAGTTGTGGTTGCATGCAAGGCAATTTATCAAATATAGAAAAAGAAAAACAACATTCTAACTTATTAAACTTTTATTCTAATAAGACGCAAAAAAACAACTCAACAGGTCACACTCGGAATAACTAAAATTAATAGTAGATATAGAGTTCGAATACAAATTAATAAAAAGTCAATCAGTCTCGGTTATTTCGATACTCTTGAAGAAGCCGTGAAGGCTCGTAAGGAAGCTGAACGTAAATATTTTAATATTAAGAGCTAGAATAAATCTAGCTCTATTTTTAATTTATATCTATATGAACTACACCGTTCATATTTTTATTATTTGTATATGTATATCTTAATTTATTTTGCGCTACTAAAGATTTAGTATACGCTAATAAAGTACTAGTGCTTACGCCTTTTACATAGATGTCACTTGCTTTTCCGAGCACATGCCTTGATCCTTGCACGCCTCCTACATCAGCATTGTGTTTTTTACATCTACAGCCACTTGTAATAACTACAGCTTGTCCGAAGTGATTTCTTATTTCTTCTAAAATTTTAACTAATTTTAAATTGATATTATTCATTCCACAACCGCATTTACAAGTAAATTCAGATTTTTTAAAATGTTTTATATCGTTCCAGCTAAATTTACTATCTCTTGCATTCGTTGTAATTTGTCCGGCTATCCCGTCTTGTGCTACACCTAAACTTCTTTGAATCTCTTTTATTATCTCTGTTAATTTTGCATCTGTTTTAACACCATAAATTCCATCTGCTGCTAATCCATTGTTTTTTTGAAAATCTTTATAAGCTTGCTTAGTGCTAGCTCCTTCTATGCCGTCTACAGATTTATTATAATATCCCAAAAATTTTAAATTCATTTGTCTTTGTTTTATATTTAACATAGTTATTCCCCCTTTTCTTTCTTAGTAAAATAATAAGTTATAATAGCACTTGCTATAGCCATAAACGCTTCTACACTTACTACATTTTTAAAAGTTAAAATACATACTGTTAATATTACTGCTAAGCTTAAAATTGTTTTTACTTTAAATAAATTTGCAACATTTAATAATAATTGTTTTAATGCTTCTTGCACTTAAATCACTCCCATTCCCGATTTTATAAATAAAAATACAAGACCGATAACACTTGTTAATATAGAGCCCACAACTGTTCTCCATAGCCATTTATTGTTGTCTTGCATATCTTTTATATCTTCTTTATTTTGCTTAGATATTGTATAAGATTCTTCTGCCTTTTCTTTAATATTCTGATATCCATCTAACTTACTTTCTATTACTGCAAGTCTAGTAAGCACTTCTGTTTCAAAAGTTTTTTCCATCTACTCCACCACCTCTTCTGTAGTTTCTGCAGATGTTTCGTTTGTACTTTCCACATCTTCCACATTTTCCACATTTTTTTCTGTAGTTTCAACGTTCTCTTCTGTTTTTTCTTCTACTTCTTGCATAGATTTTGCTTGCTCTTCTGCTAGATATGTAATTAATTCTTCGTAGTCTGTAGCATTTATCTTATTTTTATCTGCTAATTTACTTGCTTCTATTATTGCATAATCTACTGTATATACACCTTTTGCGTATAAATTTATTACTGCATTTTTAAATACTTTGCTTAAATCTATCATTACTCAGTCACCTCCTCACTTGCATTTGCTATGATTTGCGCTTGCAAGTTATTAAGTATTGTGTCTAAATCTTTTTTATATGTTACATCTATACTTGCTAATTCATCACTTAAATTTATATTTGTTACATTTTTGTAAGTATGCAACTTCTGTTCTCTTACTGCTTTTTGAGCTTCTGTTAGCTCTAAGTCAATAGCATTTGCTAGTTTGTAGTAAATCATAACAGGATCATTTGCATCATATCGTGCTTTTAGATATGCTTTCAATGCATCTATTGTTGTAATTTCTTGAGAACATAAAGACACTTTTTTCTCTATATTTATAAAGAAAGTGTTATTCTGAAATCTGTCTGCTACTTTAATTGCTTTAAAGTGCGTACACATATAATTTACAGTATTATCATCAATATAATTAAAATCAGATAAATTGCTGAGTGATGTCTTAAAAAAAGTTATATCTCCCGATTTTCCGATATTTTCTATTGTTTCTTTTCCTGTAAATATATATTTCCCCCACTCGTGATGCTCTACATCTTCTATATAATCTCCTTGCAACATTTCTTGCTGTACTGGCATTACTATTGTTTGTTTTTTACTTTCAACATAAATACTGTTATTGTCATCTGATGACTGAAGTGCTGGAAATATAGTATCGTTAACAGTAATTTGAGATAATACTCTGATAAACACTCTGAAAGTATCTCCTTTTTTTATTGTTATATTAATACTCTCTTGCACATTTTGATAATAAGATAGTTTATTGTTAATATCTTTTTGTACTATATATAACATATACTTTGACGACGAATTGCTTTTGCAGCCACTGATTTTGAAGTTTCCTGTTACTCCTATATCTTCATATGTATTTGCATTTCCGATCAAATAAAAATCTGTTGTTGCTGTTGCTGTTCCTTTTACTTTTATACTTTTATCTTTATTTATTAAAAACTCAACACCGTTAATTGTTTGATTTTGAGCAGTATAATATAAAAAATTTCTATTTTGCACTTTTATTTCTGTACATCCTGTTCCATAAGCCGACCAAGGTGTTGCTGTTGAGCCTTTTTCTATTTTTATGTTGTCTAATATCTCTTCTTCATTTTCACCGCTATTATACAAATAATAAACTACTAAATAATTAACATTTTTAGATGTAGTTAATGTTATAGAACTTCCTTCATTGTTTACCTTTCTGTCTATTATTGTTTCTCCTACCGCGGGCAGATTAGCAGTTGTTCCTACTACAAATCTACTTCCTATAATTTTTCTAGAAACTGTATATGTTGTGTTAGGTTTTGCTTGTACATAAAATGATTTTGCAACTGTATTAGATGTAATATTAGAAACGTCCGGAACTCCGTTTAATTTATTTACATTATCTTTATCAAATAACTGTACATTACTTCCTACTGTTTCAATTTCACTCGGATAATCTGTAGACGGCATCATACCGTATTGTTCGATACTTGTTGCTTTTGTTCCATCTTCTAGTTGAATAGCTAATTTAATATTGTTCAATGTTGTTCCTGATACTACTGTGATTTCAGCTGTTGCACATTCAGTTGTTATAGTTTTTGTTGTATACTTACTTGTACCTGACTTGTATTTCAGTTCAGCTTCACCATATACGCCATTTGAATTTCTTATTCTAAATGCTAAATAAAACGCTCCTGTTGTGCTCGCTGTTCCGTTTAATATCTGTAGAGACATTGTTCTGCTAACATCTGCTGTCAGTACACTTTTAAGCGGTATAGAAAAGAAACAATCGCCCGTAGCAGTTCCGCTTAATGTGTATATTCCTTTTTCATCTACACTTAAATTAACACCATTTATTGTTTTTGCAGAACTTAAAGGGATTTTGTTTTTTCCACTCCTTGTCTCTTGCTTATGCCCACCTTTCAGTTTCCAATTCATTTCCATGTTCGAACTGTCTTCTATATGTACACTGTTGCCTTCTACATTACCGCTCTGGTATTTGAGCTTTTAACTCGCTGTTCTCAGTTTGAAGTTGTTTAACTTTGCTAATCTGTTTATTTAATTGTTCATTAACAGATTTTGCATTTGCATCTATTGTAAAATAATTTTCGTTAAAGTATTTCTCTGCATCTACTTCGTCTGTGTTTGTTGCCGGGTTTGAGTGATAATTAAGTCCTAAAAAATCCGTTTTAAGCATCTAAATCCTCCTTTTTTATATTTAATTTTTCTAATAATTTATTTATTATCTTTTCTTGTTTCTCTACTTTTTCGTTTAATTCTTGTACGGCTTTAGTTGTAGTAGCAAGGATTGCTAGTTCTCTGACAGTATATTTCATATCGTCATTTTTTGGATTTGGAATTTTAAACACATAATTTTTATCAATTTTTTCTAGTTCTTGTGCTATATATCCTATTTCTTCATGTTCTTTTGTATTTTTCCAGTCGAATTGAATGTGATTGATTTTTTTAATTCTTTCTAATGCATTTAATTTTGTTGATTTTATATTTTCTTTTAGTCTTTCATCTGAAACAGCAGAATAACTTGTTATTGTAAACTCTTGCCCGTCTCTTAATGTACAATACAGCATTCCATATTTATCTCCACTTGCTTCCCACGTAGAACCGCTCATATATTTTAAATTGTTCATATTTGCAATGTTTCCAGCCACAACATAATTTTCGAATAAATCTAATGTTTTGCTTCCTGCTTCGTTTTCATACATTGACAAAGAAGGGGTTTTTCCAACTGAATTTAAAATAGTAAAATCATCTGCTTTTATTGAGAACCCATAATTTCCTTCATCTTTAAATATTTGTCCTATCCAAGTATTGTTTTCAGTATCCATTACTTTTAAAGCACCTAATGTTCTTAGATATAAATTTGCTCCATCATCATCTATTTGTGCGTTTTGAAACTTAATAGCATTTGCATGTACAATTAAATCTGTAGCTAGATGTAGTCCAAATTCTTCATCTCCGAATTTTCCAACGTACAATACAGGATAAACATTGTTTCCACTTTTATATCCCCATGCCATTATTCCTTCGCCGTTCATCTCTGCATTGTCTAGAAGAAACATTAAGGTTTTTTTAGTTTCATTATTTATAGTTATCTCTTTTAATGTAGTTTCTGCTATATTTTTATCCTCGTTATCTTTTTGCACCCAATAGTGTTGTCCTGTTTTATCTAAAGACATTATTAGATTTCCGTTTTCATCTCTAACAACTAAACTAGCATTTCCTTTCAGAATTTCTAATTGTAAATACTCACAAATAGTATTCCAAGCTATTTTGACATGTTCATAGTTTTGTTCTATTGCTGTTCCCAACTTAGTCGTTTCAGTATAATTTTTTAATTTGTTATCTGTACTAGAATTTGCACTACTTATTGCTTCTGTTTTTGCTGTCGATGTTTCTGTTTTTGTTGAATATGTTTTACTTACTTCACTTGTTATGCTTTCTGCTTTTTGCGTTATTTGCGAATTTGTTTCTGTTTTTGTATAGTAGTTAGTAGTTAAATTATCGTTAGTATTATCAGCTGTTTTCTTTGCTGTATCAGCCGTGCTCTTTGCAGTATTTGCTGTACTTTCTACAGTTTCTAATTTTTCTTCTACACTACTTACATTTTGTGTTATTCCGTTTATATCTTGTTCATGCTTTGTTATTTTTTTAGAATTTTCAGTTGTTTCTTCAACTAAGTCTTGTATTTTTCCTTCATTTTTTTTTGCCAGTCTTTCAACTTTTAAAGTTTTCTTTTCTTCTTTTGTTGTTACCTTATATTCTGTATTCGTTTCTTCAATTAAACCAGATCCTATATCACTTGATATTCCTGTATTTATAGTAATATTTGCATTTAAATAAATCGATTTATATACATTTTCTTCTCTATCAGATAGTTCTATCAAGTCACATGGATCAAGCCACATAACTCCTAAATCAGCTCCTTCGTAAGAATAGTATTCTAACCCTTTAATTTGTTTAAACATATCATTTATTACTTTTTCTCTTTGATATTCAACAAATTCATTTTCATCAAACCTAATTTCTGTTTTTCCGTTTTTAGATATACTTTCATCGTCTTTTGACTCAATATTATCTTCTACATCTCCACGTCCCAAAACTAATGAATTTGCAGGTCCAAACTTTTCTTTTATAACCAAATCTGTCAAATATGTTTTATCTAATCTATCAACAATTTCATCACCTGTTTTGCAAAAATATAATTTGTTATCTTTTATAAAAGCTGTAGTTAAAGTTGCTTGTGTAATCTTTTCTAGTACATCTCTATATGTTAATTCCTGAGCAGTAAAATAGTCTTCATTTACAACCAAGCTAGCATTAAAAAAGTTTGTAGAATATAATTCAACTCCACAAACCTCACATATTTTTAATACTAATGTTAATAATGTACAAGGATATGCTAACTGCAATTCTGACTGTTTAAAAGTTTTCATAAAACTTAACATCTTATCATACCCAGTCACTGTTAATTCATCTTTACTTTTATTGTCTTCTATGTCTTTTATATAGTAATCTCCTAAGTCTATATATTCATATTCATTGTTAATATATAGCCCATATTTAAAATTAATATTTTTATCTTTTATTTCATTTGCATTTTTTACTGTTATTTCAATTTGTTTCATTATAGTTTTAAATAATTTGCCTTCAAAACTATATTTTAATTCTTTAGCAATAACTTGTTTCTTTTTTCTTAACATCCAAACAGGTAACTTATCAAAAACATTAACTGGCATAAAATGTATATCTTTTACTGTCAATTCTCCAGAATTTATTGTTAGTTTTACATCTTGTTGTTTTACTTTTTTAGTTTTTATTTTGAAATCTTTACTAACATTTTTCATGATAATTGTGGCCTCCTATCTATTGCGGTAAGCATTACAGAAAACTCTTCCCAATATCCTCCACATGGTAGAGGATTAGACTTAATTACTTGTCCGCTATAAAAATCTTCCGTAAATAAATCTCCTTGTTTATAATCTCCCATATCTTTTTCTAAAGAAAATTGAACATCCTCTAAAAAAGGATGTTCAAGCAATTGCTTTATTAAATTATATTGTTCATCTGTTACTTTCCCAAATTTTATTTCTAAAGTTGTAAAATAACCTATAAAAGTACCACTATAATGTCCATCTAGTGCTTTTCTCCCTGTTCCATCTCCCCACAAAGGCTCTGGTCCAGGAATCATTTCTACAATACCTGGTACATTTGTATTTCTTACTATTAATTTTGGTTCATACATATTTAGCCTCCATTCGTTGCAAATCTATTTTTATTTTTAATTTTTTCAAGCCTTTTATTTAATTCATATCCATCAATATATAAATTAAAATCAAGACTTAGATTGATTAGAATTTGTATTATTTTTTCAAGTAATTCTATAACTTTTTCGTTATTTCCTAATCCCATTTCTTGATTAGCCTTCTTATATAATGACATTAATTTGTCTTCTGGTGCAACTACCTCGCCTTGATGTCTGTTATCACCAATCATTGCTAGCTGTGGAGTATTAGCTTTTACATAAGCACCTTGTGCTAATCTAGGAAGAGATACTGTAGATATTGTTCCAAAAGATTTTCCTACAATACTACTAACATTATTAACACCTCTTATTAGACCGTTTATTCCTCTTATTGCTCCATTTACCATTCTTTCAATTCCGTCCTAATACAGAATTTCCTACACTTTTAATGCCTGACCATATTCCACTAAATGAATTAGTTACAGCTGTCTTCATTCCATTCCAGACATTGTTCCACGTGCTTCTTATGCTATTTAGTATATTGTTTATTATGTTTTTTACACTATTTATAGAACTTTTTATTTTATTTGGAATCCAGTTCCATACGTTTGAAACTGTATTTTTAAATCTATCCCACATGCCATTCCAAATATTAAAAATATTATTTTTAAATAGATTTATTTCTGCTTTTATCCAACTTACTCCACCTTTAATAATGTCTTTCATATTGTTCCAAGCTAATTTTAAAAAGGCTGTTGCTATATTCCAAATATTTTCAAAAATAGCTTTTATGCCATTCCAAGCTTTATCCCAATCTCCTGTGAAAATTCCTACTATAAAGTCTATTAGTCCACCTAACACACCAAATATTCCGCTTATTACATCTGCAACATATGAATATAAATTCATAAAAATATTACATACAGTCTGAAAAATTGGTGTTAAAACAGGTACTACATTCTTTATAATCCATTCTATTAAAGGTTGAATCCATGTCTTCCACAATTCACTTGTACCATTTATAAGTTTTCCGAAAAATTCTACAATTGAACTAAACATTGGCTGTAAATGTTGCGTCCAAACTTCATTAGTTTTTTGACCTAACTCATCTAACATTGGTTTTATGTTATTGTTCCATACTTCTAAAAATTTTCCTAAAATACTTGTAAGTCCGCTTTTTAGATTTTCAAAAGCTGGCTTTACATATATATCATATGTTTGTCTTATTTTACTAAAAGTCTCTTCTACAGTTTCTTTGATTCCATTTAAAACTGGAGCATATGATTCAAACATTCCCTCTATTGCTTGTTTAATTGCATCTTTGTTCTGATTTATTGGTTCTGTTATAGCTTCAATAACATCAATTCCAAATTGCATTGCTATTTCCTGTACACTTAAAAAGCTTTCAATAAAAATTGTTAATAAATCAGCAGTTATTTGCTTTGCGTTATCACTTCTAAAAACACTAAAAATATCAGCTACTGTTACGGCGAATTTTCCTTGTATTTCGTGGCTTCTAGACGACAAGTCAAACATTCTAACTATATGTTCTTGTAAACTTTTTTTATTTTGTTCTAAAAACTTATTAAATCCACCTACAAGATTATCAGCAATTGTCATGCCTATACTAGCTATACTTCCAATCATTCTTCCTAGATTTAATATAACTGTATTAACCCACTTTTTTGATGCTCCTATGACTTCCGATGAAGTAAATACGTCTTTTAAATTTTCCTTAATATTTATTAATTGTTGTTTAAACTCATTCCAGTCAAAATAGCCAAATCCCTCTTGAAAACCTTTATTGAATACGTTAAATAATTCTTTTGCTTTATTTGTAAATTCGTCCATTTTTGAATTTGCTTGTTCTAGTAATGAATTACCCATATCTCCAAAACCTGAAGTATTTAAACCTCCACTTCCGCCTCCAGAATCATTGTCATCACTATCACTTTTTAAAATTTGAGCAGTATCAAAAGATGCTAAATATTTTAAATCTTTTGCTGATTTTTTTGCACTATCACCTATTCCACCTACAGCATCATTTGCATTACTTGCATCTGTTGCTAAATCCGAAACTACCGAAGAACTTCCATTATCTCCTCCTGCATTTCCAAAAATCATCTCTGTAAAAGATTTAAAAGCATTTGCCAACACTTGAAGTTTAGAAAGCACCATATTTATTCCTTTTACAATAGGCGTAAATATGTTAATAAATCCTTGTCCTAAAGTTGCCTTTAGTTCATTAAATCTTAAGCCTAATACCCTTGTTTGGTTTGCCCAACTATCACTTGTCCTTGCAAAATCTCCATTTGCTATATTCAATTTATCTAATACAAATTTATATCTTAAAGCCACTTTTTCCTGTTCAGACATTTTAGACGTTGTTTTTCCATAACCATTTGCCAATGCATATTGATCTAATGCATTCTGTGTCATTACAACACCTAAATCCTTTAAAGTCTCTGTTTCACCAGTGAATACTGACTTTAATTTTGTGTATGCTTCATCACTTGATAAATTGTAAAAAGAAGCAACATCACCTGTAAGTCCTGTTAAAGTTTCTGACATTGCTAACGCTTCTTTATTAGAAAAGTTAAATGCTTTTGCCATTGCTCCAAATGTACCAACATATTTTTTTGTTACAGTTTGTCCTAATCCAAATTTATCGATTGCATTCTCTGCAAACTTATTTACTTCTGTATTTAAATTTCCAAATGTAACATCTACCACATTCTGAACTTCTGCTAAATCTGAACCTAAGTTAATACATTCTTTTCCAAAATTAACTATAGCTTTTACAGAAAACGCTGCCAAAGCAAGTTTACCTATTCCTTTTAAAGAACTTTCAATTCCAGAACTTTTTATTGTATTTCCTGCATTTTTAAGTCCTTGATTAAACGGATTAGAGTTTAATAGTAATTCGAAATCAACTGCTCCCACATTAGTGCTCATACCTACTCCTCCTTCCTTTCAAAATTCAAAGTAGGTATTGGCTAACTACTCACTAATAATAGTCGTGTTGCTCACTCTATCTTTTTTATCTATGTTAATTTTTATTGTTTTCTTACATCGTATACATTTTATTTCGCCCTTACATCGTTCAACTTTTAACAAAAGTTGATTACAGTTTGGGCATCTTACTTCTATCATTTGTTATCACCAGCCATTTCTTTAAATGCTTTTTGAAATTCTGTAATAACTTTTTCATAATCTTCTTTGCTCATTTTCTTTGCTAATTTATTTCTATATTTCCATCTTATATTTTTTTGCTCTTGTGTGAAGTTTTTTAACATTTCTTCATCATCTTCACTGCGAATTTGAATAATGTTTCCGCAGTGGTGTATCTGGCATCAACCCAGATATAAGATTACACAATTCTGCATAACTCATTGTGTCTATTTCTTTTCTTATTCTTATTCCATATTGTTTTGCTAAACTTGCCTCAATCAAAGGCCAGTCTTCTTCCATGTCGTACCATAATTCTGTTTCATTATTTGCTTTGAAATCGTTTTTCCATTTCCTCATAAGTAATTTCATTTACTTGTGCCATTATTGCTATAATAATAACTTTTAAGTCTGCAACTTTTACTTTCATTCCTTTTATTTCTTCTAATGCTTCTTTTCCTAGTAATAATTCTATTGCTTTAAATAATCCATCTAAACTATCATCTTTTTTAAATAAATCTTGTGCTTTTAGCATTGTTTCTGCTCCGCAGTCTACTTCATATGTTTTTCCTTCTGCTATTGTTATTGTTTGTGGTTCATGACTTAATTTTGAACTAATATCTATATTTGCCATTTTAAATTCCTCCTAAATATATTTGTAAGAGGTCTTTAAAGACCTCTTACTTTTTAATATCTTATTTTTTTACCGCTTGTGTAGTTTCAACACTTTGTGGTGATGCTTCTGTGTATGTTGGTTTTCCATTTGACATTACATCAAATTCAAGTGGAATAACTTCTGTTGATTTTCCGGCTCCCCAGTTTGTTATGTTGTAAATAGCATTTTCAAATAATAATATTGCACCATTTGGGAATGTCCATTGTAAACATCCTTCAACATCTCTTCCGTTTTTTAAGGCTAATCCTGCTACATAATCATTACCAGTATCTCCAAAGTTTCTTTTTCCTGATATTGATATTGTAACAGATTTAGAAGTCATTAATCTTCTAACCCATCCTTTTTGGTCCAATGGATTCCATTCTTCTACTCCATTGTCTAATTTTACTGAGAAACTTTCCATATCTGCTATATCATTTAAACCTTCTTTAGTAGATCCAACTTGAAATTGGTTTTCATACACTGGATATACTCCTGTTTTAGTTGCCATTATTTTCACCCTTTCTATATAATAAATTAAATTCTATTGAAAACTTATAAACGTTGTTTTCATCTGCTCCTAAATCAATAGGACCATTATATAAGCACTCAATTGAGCAATTATAATCATCAATAAAAAAAGAACTACAGTCTAATAGTTCATAAATCTTATTGGCCATTGTTTCAGCCGTATCATAATTTTTCGTCCATCTTAACAGTAATGTAACTGGTAATATTCCATAACTTTTCAACTTTTTATATTTAGAATTGTCTTCTAATTGCCTACGATTAGCGTATAAAGCAATCGCTTTATCTTGATCTTCATCCATTTGTCCTATTGACCATTTCGTGCACTCTGGTATTATTTTTTTTAGATAATCCCTTATTGAGGACGTATTTATTCTTGTTATCATTGTCCACTTCTCCTTTTTAAGGCTTGTTTAAAATATTTTATTGGTAAATCCTTTTTATTCCCAGAAATATAATCATCAAAATAATACTGTTTTGCATTAGGATTTTTTCCTTGTTTTATGTGTATTTCTGGATCAAAATAAATTTTTCTTGCATATACTGTATCTACAACTATTCTAGCAACACCTTTCATAACTTTTTTATCATCTACAAAAGTGCTATCATTTTGCATTGTACCAGTATCAAGCGGCATTGTTTGACTTTGAATTAAATCTGTTTTTACCGCTTCTGCAGTATCTATCAATGCTAATCTTGCATTTTCTAATATTTCATTTATATTTTTAGTATTATATGTTATTTTCATATTAAACCAACTCCAATGTCGTATGATGAACTGTTCCATCCGGATTTCTTGGTCTACTTGCTTGATAAATTTCATATTCTGTATTATTTACTACTACTTGTCCACCACTTATTTTCTTGATTTTTGGTGCTATGTCTCCAAGTAATATTACTTTTCCTATAAGTTCAATCTTCTTTCCATCAGAACTGATTACAATTTTAGTTTTTTCAACAAATCTACATTTTACATTTTTTAAATTTAAAGAAGTTAAAGGCTCACCATCTTCTGATAAGCCTTCTTGATATATAACTACATCACATTTATTATTTAATAATCTTTCCAAGTGCTTTGGATTTAACCTCTTTATCATATAACCCTATTTGTTAATCCTGTTCTTTTTAAATAGAAAAAAGCTAATTTTGATATTTTAAGTTTATCTGCCATATCTTGTGATTCCTTTTCATTTACTGTTAAGTCTCCACCTATCGAATAACTAGATATACTATTATCATCATATATGCCTTCTTCTTTTATATATTCAGCTTGTAAGCAAGTTGCTTTGATTATTAAATCTTTTTGCTGTGATGTTAAATTATCAAATCCTTTTCTTTCAATTCTTGTTAATGTAGCTCTGTTGATGTCTATTGAGGCTAACTCTAAATATTTTTCTATTTCATCACTTTCCAATGCTTTAGAACCATATTTAAAATAGTCCTCGTCTGTTGCATAAACATTTATCATTTGCAACACCTCTTATTTTACTTTCTTTTCTAATTCTGCAATTTTTGCTGTTAATTCCTTATTAAGTTTTACTAATTCAGCCTTTTCTTCTTCAACTTTTGTTATTTTTGCTGTTAATTCCTTATTAAATTCTGCAATTTTCTTTAATTCTTTTTCTAAATCTTTAGAAGCTACTTTTTTAGTAGCTCCTAATTTTGAATATCCTCTAGCTTCATATTGTGTAAGCTCTTCTTCCTCAATAGATAATAATACATTATCTTTTACTACTCTTATTTTTGACATAGTAACCTCCTATTCTTCAGCATATTCAGTTGTATCAACATCAACATATATACTGTCAATTTTATTATCTTTTCCATTTGGGAATACAAATGTATCAGATAATGAGTGGTCTTGATATAAATATCCATCGCCTTCTGTATGTGAACCTGGTGCAAAATAATATATGTTAGATATTTTTGGAACTGTTTTTACAGTTTCAAGAGATGCAATCAAAACATTTATTTTATGAGAACCTGTTACAGCTTCTATTCCTTTGCCTGAATCAGCAGCTACTTTTTTAACTGGTTCAAATCCATCCGTAAAATCAAATTTGTCATAAAATCTTTCATCGTCTATAACTTCCATAATAGTTACACCATCGATGTCTGTAATTCTAGTTTCTATACCAATTCCACCTTCTGCTATCTGTGTCATTTCTATTTTTCTTGTGAAATCTGTAGATTGTTCTAACAAATCCATTATAAAACTTCTAACATAACAGATTAATGAACCATTTTTTACATATCTTCTTAATTTTCCAGCACTAAGTATACCTTTTAATTTTCCAAAAACATTTGCTTTTGTCCATTCTGATTCAGCTGTAGAACTGTGATATCCTGTTAATTTTTGTGCTTCACTAGCCACTTTTGAGAAGAAATATGCGTCCATTTCTGGTACTTGTTGTGTCTTATGGAATGTTTTAGATATATTTTTTATTGATGCTGTTTGATTTGTTTCATCAACGTCTGCTACATCTATTAAGAATGAGATGTCTCTATCATGTGTGACTGTATAAGGTACATCATTTTGGTCATAACTACCTTTATTCCATCCGCCATTTCTATTGTGTGATTTATAACCACTTGTCTTCGTTTGTGTAAAATGAAATGTTTTAGCACCTACCCATTTAACGTTTGATGTTATAAATGGTGATGTTAAACTATCTTGCTCCATTATTTCTAATAGGTCTGGAAGCCAAACCTCTGCATAATTCAATGAATTTGCCATAATCAATTACCTCCTAAAATGAATTAAACCTGTTCCATCTTTTTGTGGCTACAGGTTTTTTGTTTTTTTGACTTTCATCAGAGTTACTTTGTGTTGCTCCGAATTTAAATCCCTTTTCTTCTTTTTCTTCTTCCTTTGCGATTTTTAGCTCAGGAAATTCAGAAATTACTGCGTTGATTTCATCTTCTAGTTTCTTAGCATCTAATACACCGTTTTCTAGAACTTTTGACATATCAACTAATCTTGCTGCTCTTTCAACTTTCTTAACATCAACCCCTGCTTTGGCCATAGCAAGCGCTATTTTGTCAGTATAGTCTGCTTGAACAGTCTCTTTTTGCTCTTCTTGTCCTTTATCTTCTTGTTTGTTTTGAGTTTCTTGAACTTGTTTAGAAGTTACACCTTGTTCTGCTTTTTCAGCACCTTTGGCATACATTCTTCTTATAAATCCATCCAACTCATCTTGATTTTTGAAAACTATTGAACCATCTTCGCCTTTTCGAGCTACTTGTTTTTTAGTTTTCTCACCCTCATTTTTGTTTTCAGTTTTTTGCTCTTTTTGAGCATCATCTGTTGTAGTTTGAGTATCTACATTTGTTTTTTTATCGTCTTCCATATTGGAACCCCCCCGTTTAAGGTCCGTCGACCATAATTTTTTGCAATAAAAAAAGAGCTTATTTAAAGCTCTAATTCTAAAAATGGCACAAGTTAATGGATTTGAACCACTACAAACAGTTTTGGAGACTGTTGTGCTACCGTTACACTAAACTTGCATAAAAATAGACACATCCTATATAATGTGTCTTGCTTTATTATTTTCTTTTTCCTGGTTTAAATTTATATCCACAATTCATACAAGTACATAAAACTTTTTTACTTCCTTTGTTTCCTAAACCTGCTCCGATTGCAGTTCCCACTCCTGGCAATATTGCAGTTCCTATTACTGCACCTAAACCGCCTTTTACTACTCCGTATCCTTTTTTATTTCCAGATATAGAAGTAGAACCACATTTAGGACATCTTAACATTGAATTATATTGCTGTTGTTGTATCTGTAACTGTTGTTGCTGTATTTGCATTTGTTGTTGTTGCATCTTTAATTGCTCTAATTGTAATCTAGCTTGCAACTCTGCATTTGACATCATATTCTGATTGTTGTTTGTAGTAATAATAGATTGTATTTTATAACCGCATTTTGAGCAAAATCTACTATCATCACTTATTATATTTCTGCATTTTGGGCAATACATAAAATTCCTCCTTTTACGTTTAATGTAACAAGATTATACTATTATTTTTTTACAATATGATGTCGAAATCTGTCGTTTAATAAAAAAATTATTTTTTATTAAACCATTCATCAATTTTTCCATTTTCAACGGCTTTTGAAAATTCTTCTGCTTCTTTTTTTATTTCATCTGTTATTTCAACTTTTTCATTTATTGGTATTGGTTTAGGTATTTCATTTATCCATCTAGGATTTTTCATTAAAATTCCCTCCATAACAAATAATATTTACCATCTACTTTCTTTATATTTTCAACAATAAACCTACTATTTCTTGGATATAATATTTCAGATTCGTCTGGATTAAAGTTTCTTAAATCTTTTGCTTTGTTTGATACTGTATATATTGCCACATTAGCATTTTCATTATATTTAGATTTACTTGAAAAAGATAAATATTCATTAAACATTATTGGTTTATTAAGCCTATTCATATGTATAAATTTTTTTAATTCTTTCTTATCTGTTATATCTAAAACTCTAACTATATTCCCATTATAATTTTTACATTTATCTAATGCTTTATCTAAATGATTAACTATATTTTGTCGAATATTATCTAGTTTAAGATTATTTCTTAATATTTCATTTATTTTGTAGCTTTCTGAACTAATATATTGGTTTATTGCATATTGTTCATCATTCGATAACCCTATTGTACTACTTTCTATTTGATTTTGCAATTCATTAGCCTTATTTTGGTAATTTAATACATTTTCAGGTAATAAACTTCCTACTGCTAATCTTTGGTATTGTTTCTGCCTTTGTTGCAAATATTGAGTATATTTATCTTCTTCATTATGATTTTGTTTTGCTTTTGCTTTTGTTACTTCTTCTGGTTCTTCATTTACGTCCTTATAATATGTACTAATTCCATGATGACACCTTGGATGGAATAATCCTCCTGCTATTGCTGCACTTAATAGTGGGTATTCTCCATCTTCTTCTGTTCCCCCTGACCATACATCATCTATATAAACTCTACCTTCCCATGCTGTACACTTATCACAAGCTCCACCATGTTTAGATATATACACTAATGAATTGCCTAATTTTTTTCGCATTTCACCTTCGCCCATTAGATTTGCTCTCTTGTTTGCCGTTCTAATAGCCATATCACAGTAATCTGCAATATTATGTTTTGTTCCATTTTTATATTCAATACAATTAAAACCTCTTGATAGAAAATCTTTACTTGCCATATCTATAGCTTGTTTTACTGTTCCAGCTCCTGTATTAGCAAATACTTGTGCTTTATATATTGTTTGTCTGTATTGGTCATTTGCCATTCTTAATGTTGCATATTTTACATCTTTCATATCTGATTTTGTACTTTTTATTAATGCATCTAATTTTCTATGATTTAATCCAAAAAAAGACCCACCTAATTGTGAATCTTCTTTTCTTATAATTCCTGACTGTATCGCCTGTTTATTTGTTCTTCCTGCACCTTCTTTAAATTGTTCTTTTATATGTTTATATAAATATCTATTTAACCCTTTTGTGTTGTTGTTAAATATTTCTTTATTTGCCTTTTTGTAATCTTCAAATTGTTTTATTTTTAGCGCTTGCCATTGTGGCCAGTCAAAACCTTTTGCTTTTTCGTCTTCTTTATGACTCCATAATGTTCTTTTCATAGAAGCAATTAATTGCAATTCGATTTCTTCCATTACTTTTTTTATATCATATTCATCTTGCATTTAATCACCTACTCTAATGATTCCATTATATTAGGTTCTTCTTTTTCAATTATTCCCGCTTCCTCTTTTAACCTTTTTACTTCTTGTTCTTTTTCTGCTTTAGTTAAACTATCTCCATACATTGTATCAACTGTTTTTTCAATGCTCATTACATTTTGGCCAGGTCTAGCCTTTGATACTGTTTCTACAGTAGCTTCAAATGAAGGATTTGCATATTCCTTAAAATCTACTATTGCCTCATATTCTCCTGCTGTTTTTCCTTGCGCTTTATCATATGTTTTTAGACATATTTCAACTAGCTTAGGAATAACTTTCTCTAATACATCTATTACTTTGCCTCTTGTATATTGTGTTGCTTTTTCTTTTTCTCTTTGAGCATCTGCATTATCTAATTTCTTTACGTCTATTCCTAAGGTACTAGGACTTATTAATCCTTGTAAACACAAATCTAATGCAGTTATATATGATTGTAGCATTCCTTCATAATCAAAGTCTCCTTTTTCTCTTGTAATTTTGCTACTTTCTGTTTCTGATGTTGTACTTCCTACTTTAGCATATCTATTATCAAATGTATTAGGTTTCAATAAATCTCCATTCTCATTTGTTGGTATTAAATCCTCCGGAATATATGTTATTGTTCTGTTATCTCTTAATGCATCTATCCATTTGCTCCATACTTCATCAAAACTATCAAAAGCATCTAATTTCTTTTCTAATATACTTTGGCCTCTACCTTTATATTTCTTTGATTTATTAAACATCATAGGCACAGCCATCATAAATTTAGTATCTGTTGGTTCTTCTAAGTCCGCTGTTTCTGGAATAGCATTGTAATCTTTCATTAACTGGTCATTTTTATATAATTCATATTTTATTCCATCTTTAGAATATCTCTCAAATAAAGTATAACAAGCATCTTTTTTAGGATATTTATTTTTAAAGTTTATTCCTGTTATTCTTCCTCTTGTATATTCATAGTCAACATCTTGTCCAGAATAAAACTCTATTATTGGATATTTACTTATATCTGTATCATAACTTATTTTAAATGCACCATCACATTGTACAAACACATCAATTATTGCTTGTTTTAATGTTTCTTTAAAATCATTTTCTTTTGCTATTTCTTCCCAATTTATTTGTGCTTCGTTGTTTCCTTTAACTTCTATTTTATTAAAACTATCAACAATTATATCGGCTAACATATCCACTATCATAGCAGGTAACCCTGTGTGTATTTTTCTAATATTTATACCAGTTGTACTTTGTGCTGCCCAAAACTTTGCATTTCCCATTAAGTCATCTGTTTGCGTATAATATTGATGTAATTCTGATGCATCTCCTCTATACCACAATAGATTTCTAAAACAGTTTCCTTCAAATGTATTTGTTTCTTGTATTGTTATTGTATCTCCTACACTTGGTTGTATTTCTAACCAATTTCGTATTACATTCTTTATTTTATCATTGACTGTTCCCACTTTATTCCTCGCTTTCATCTTTAATCAATTTTTTTATTACTTCCCAATTACCAATTTTCTTTTTGTGTGGTAACCACGCATATTGACAACCATTTATTGAGTGGTCGTTTCCATCTTCTGGTTGGTTATCTTCATCAAATGAATATTTATTGCATTCATCTATATAATCTTTGCAAGTTTCAACAATTAAAAAATCACCAGTATTCAACCAACTTTCCTGTAATTGAACTCTAGTGATTATCTTTGTCTTTTTCCATGCACTTTCAAAGTTATATACTAATGCATTTTGCCTTTTAGCTTTGTTTGCCTCCATTATTGTCCCTTGGTCTGCGTTATCTATAAAGCAAGTTCTTGCAAATCTCCATTCGTTTTTGAACTCCTCCATAAATTCTACTATCCATTGAACAACATCTGATGGTGCAAATGGTATCGTTCTATCTTTATTATTAAATGTTCTTTCTTTCAACAAAACACATTTATTATCTGTTGTTATGCCTATACCTTCTAGTGTTACTTTATCGTGGCTTTCTTTTGAGTATGATGTATCACAACCAATAGAAAATAGCTTGAATTTCATTTTCTTTGCCTCTTCTACTGTTATTATGTTTTTAGGTTGTAAATTAAAGCATAGTCCTGTTGCTTTTCCTCTTAATCCTTGTATCTTGTTTTTATACATCTTTGTTCCTATTGGTGTTGCATCTATTTTTTCTTGTATATCTTCTTTTGTTAATGCTGCATTATCATAAAAAGTAAAATACCAATGTATCCACCCTTGTACATGAGGTTCTTTTAATTCTTTTAATAGTTCTGCTGGATAATCTTTTTCATACTTTGGTATTGGTCTGCTTTTATTTATAAATTCTTTGTAAATGTCTAATGATGGATCATCTGGGTTTGATGTTGTCATCATGTATTTACATCTATGTGTAACTTCTCTCATAAACTCCATATCTGCTAAATTTACTTCATCAAGATACACACACCCAACTTGTCCACCTAGGACCTTTTTCCATCTTTTTTTATCACCATAACCACATACATATATTATCTTTTCGCCTTTATTAGTGTCATATCTTATATGTGGTAATCTTATTTTATCTTTTCCTTTTGGCCAATACTCTGCTATATCTTCGAACTGTTCTAGTAAACCATTTTCAGAGTTTATTACATTCTTCTCTACTGTTCCTACATCATCTCCTGCAATGATATGATACTTTTTATCAGAATCTGCAACCATACACATAAACTTGAATATTCCTACTGTTGTTTTTCCTGCTGCAGTTGTTCCTTCTAAAAACTCTCTCTTGCATTTTGTTTGTAAAAACTCTTTATATTTTTGACTTAATTTTAACATTACACATCATCTGCACTTTGCATTTGATTTAATATATCTGATATAGCATTTTTCTTCTCTTCTTTTTCTTTAACATTTATATCTATTTTGTCATTAAATATTCCTAAATGTCTTCCTAATAATTCAAGAGCCTTAACTTTATCACATGAATCTACTTGTATACCAAATTTACCTTCTTTTATTCCAGATAATGCTTTTTTCTGTTCTTCTGTTAATTCATCTGTAGGAGTAAACTCTATTCCTGTATATTCTTCTTCCTTATAATCAACTATATCTTCTCCATCGAATACTGGTACATTTCTTTTCATTTTCTTCAATTTTGCATAATCACTTGCCTTTGAAAAAGCTATTGCTGCTAACTCTTTTATTACCATATCTTGTGTAACTTCTGTTCTTTTTTCTATTTCTTTTTGCTTTTTAGATATGTATTCTTGAACCTTAGTATTTCTTAGTAATTTGCTACCATTTACATTAGCTGTTTCATCTTTTTTGCACCTTGAATAAGCAACCTTATATGCTCTTGTTGCATTAAGGTCTATTAAATATTCATCACAAAATCTTTTCTGTGCATCTGTCATATAAGATTACCTCTCTTTCTTTTATTTTCTTTTAAATTGTTTTATCATTACATCTATTATTGTAACAAAAATAAAAAGAGTAAATGCTATTGCTATTACTCCTATACAACTTAATATTATTCCTAAAAATATGTTCCACATAGTTTTATACCTCTTTTTGATACTTTTTCGTTTTGATTTTCTAATATTACTTTTTTCTGTTCTGAATTTAATTTTCTATTTGCTTTTATTTGACTTATTTGTGAATTATCACATTCGTATCCTTTTTTATTTAATATACTTACAACTAGGTTATTTTTTGTTTGAGCTATTTTTACACTAAGATTTTTTAATTTCTTTGATTTTACTTTTAAATACATTTTCATTCTCCTCTACTTTATTAAACATTTATCTTTAATCATGTAAGGACAAAATACTTTGCTCTCTCGTAAGTTTATAATCTCTAAAAAAGAACAGTTTTCGCACTGTTCTGGTAATTCTTTCTTTAATCTTCTCATGTTTTCTATATCTTCATACTTTTGTATTTCTTCATTCATATTTATCACTTCTTTACATTCATCAAATACACAGTTTTTACATCTTTTGTTTGTATTTGAGCATATCTTATTATTTATTAAACATTGTATCATACTCTATTCCTCGCGTTCTTTCACATGTTGCTTCATTATTTGTATTAATATGTATTCCGTCGCAATCTTCTTTTAAACAATATCTACACTTCTCTTTTACATGTTCTTGTATTTTTTCTTGTATACTCATAACAACACCTCTTTCATTATATTATAAACACTACTTAATACATATAAATCTCATTATATTCTTTACAGTTAGAATAGTTAGCTAGCTCTTATTCTATACTTAAAGTTTCCTTACTATCAACGTTCATAGATATTTCTTATATGTACTAAATACTATTTATAAATATAAATTAGAACTCGCTCAGTTACCTAGCATACTGGTAATAACATAATAAAAAGAGCTAGCTATGCACATATAACTAACTCTTTGGGGAAATGTGTTACTTTTAAAATTTTTCTATTATAATTATAGTATATTAAGAAAGTAATTAAAAGGAAGTATTAGCGAAATTTTAGCGAAGTTTTATTCTGCGACATTAATTACTTCTAACATATTTTTAAATGCATTATCTCTATATGTTTGTAATTGTTTTATAGACTTATGTATTTCAAAGTTAGTAAAGTATTCTCTTTCAACATAATCCCATTTCGCTTTTTTCATGTAATATGTTGTTACGACAAATTCTTCATCTGTAGATAATTGATTTAATAAATTGTTTACTCTTACAATTCGTTTGTCTAATTTTTTTTCTTCTGCTTCACATTCTCTTATCTTCTTTTCTAAGAAATATCTATCTTCTTTATTCACATGTATTTTTTCTTTGTGATAATTCATAGCAGTATTTGCAGTTGTATCTGATACTTTATTAGTATTACCTTTTACATTATCATATGCTTGCCCGGCAAGTTGCATGTTTTCTATTATCTCCGATTCGGTGTCTTCATATACTGTTCCCGCGTACTCTAATCTTTCTTCATATTCTTCACGTTTTAATTGTATTTCTGTCTTCTTTGCTTCATTTTTTAAATGTTCTCTCAACATCTTTTCTACATCTTCTTTAATATACAATCTTTTGTACCTCCTAATTTTCTATTTTCTCTTCTAGATACTTAGCTATATCTCTGTACACTTTTGCATTTTCTTCACTGTCTGTATACTGTTCTAATTCTGTATACTTCTTTATGTCTTTCTTTATTATGTTCTTAGTTTCTTTTGTCATATGTTAGTCCTCCTCGTAATAATATAAAATATCGTTTTCCATTTTATATGTTTTTTTAGTATTTGTATCTATATAATATAATATCTCATTTTTGTAATCATCCTTGATTGGAGCCATTGTAATTGTCTCATCCGTAGTCATACTCCAAGCAATGCTTATTACTGCAATAAGCACCCCTACAAAAACACCAGATAAAAATCCTCCTAATCCATCCATCTTAATTCCTCTACTTTCTTATTTATTGCTTGTAGTTCTTGTATATTAAAATACCTAAAATGCGTATTTCCTTGACAAGTAACTCTAGTACATCTAACTTGTTTTAATTTAAGCTCAAAATCTATATGTTCTCCATATCTATTATTTGTACTATATCTTAAATATCTTTTACTTTCTTCTGTTTTTTCATATCCGTAATTCTTTAAACATCTCATCAGCATTCATTTTATTTTCTCCCTTCTAGTAGTTCTTGTAAAAAATCTCTAGCAAATATTATCTCGCTATCACTTGCTTTTAGTTCTCTATCTTCTAGCCACTGCTTTTGCTGCTTATCTAAATATTCTATTTTGTCTTTTACTTTTTGAATTGGAATATAATTTTTATATTTTATAAAGTTAGTGCTTTCAATATCTGTTACTTGTTTTTTAAAGTCTTTTAATTCTTCATTCTCTTTTAATACTCTCTTATAATCACATTCATTTTTATCTAATTCTGTCAACATTGTACTATATTCTTTTTCTAATTTATCAGCTCTTGCTTTTTCTTTTAAATAATTATTTACTATATTTTTAATGCTTTGTATTTCTTTTTTATAATATTGTATATCTTCATCATTGTCATTTTTAACTTTCATTCGACTGTATATTGCATTAATACAATCTTCATCTCCTTTTATTATTCCTTCTAATATTTTCATATCTTCTTCTATACTATTTTCTTTCACTTAAAACACCTCCTACACCATTCGTTCTCTTAAATATTCAAAATATTTTAGTTCTTTATATCCTGGTGTATAAAATATTCTATCAGAAGTTATTTCTTTTGCACTTAAAGTATCTCCTTGTTTTACTATTGCTGATATTCCACATAAACTAAATTGTATGTAAGACATGTATACACTCCTATAATCCAGGTCTTGTGCTTCTACAAGTATTCTTTTCTGATAATTTACACCGTTTTCCTTTAACATTTTTGCAAATGCTAAAATCATCCCTCCTCCGACCAACCGATGGTTCATTCAATATAATTTTCCCCTCGTGTTTTTTTATATTCTCTATATCTTCTATCAAATTAGATACTGCTTCTGATATATGAAATGGTGTAAAAAACTGTCCGGTTCGATTATTTCCCATATCGCATTTCATATAAATTTCACCTAAATAATCTTTTATATTTTCTTCAAAACAATTAACAAGCATAGCAAAAGCCTTGTACAATTTATTCAATTCATCTTCATTATATTTATTTGCAATGCTTATGTATTCTTCTTCCCTTTTATTCCATAAGTCATTGTGCATAAAATCACTTTGATTACTAATAGCAATTGCTATTAATTTAATCCAATCATCAAATATTAATGTGCTTGCATATTTTCCTGATATTTTATTTATTATTTTTACTATTTCTTCCATTTTGCTTCCTTTCTTCATCTTTTTTTCTTTTTTCAATCAGCCAATCGTATTCATAACCTAAATCATACTTGTCTAGTCTCATGCTATCCCATAAATTTTGATTATTCTTTAAAAAAGTTATTAAATCTATAAAATCAACACACCACACTTTTTGATTTTGTGATAAAGACATGTATTTTGCTTTTAATATTCCTTCTTTAATCCATTTTAAAACTTTATGTCTATCGATTTTCATAATTCTTGAAATTTTACACGCCGTTACATACTTATAAGAATTTGTCTTAGCTCCACCCAATCCTAATCGTGTTGCTTTTATTTTTATTGCTTGTCTAGTTCTTTTTAATTTATTTTGTAAATTTGTTATATTACTATTTCCGCCAATATTCACATAAATATTCAACATCCTTTTTTGTCCATTTTTTGCTCATAATTTGTCACCTAATTCATATATTTTAAATAAGAATTTTTAACCTCTGTATCTGCAACGTTTACATATATTTGCGTTGTATTTAAAGTTGCATGTCCCAACATTTTTTGAACTTGTTCTATTGGCATACCTTTATTAACTAACATTGTTGCGGATGTTCTTCGAAATTTGTGTGGATATGCTTCAATGTTACATTGCTTACCTAATTTCCTTATAACTATTTCTACTCCAGCTATAGTTAATCTTCCAACCGAAACTTCTTTCTTACTTATTCCTTCTGAAAAATACGAAATAAAAAGCGCTGGATTATTATCTTTTCTAGCTTTTAAATAATTCTGTATTGAAATAATAGCTTTTGCATTTAAATAAACAATTCTTTCTTTCTTTCCTTTTCCTAAAATAACAATTTCATTTTGACCGTTTTCAACTTGTTTTCTATCAATACTAATTAATTCAGCACATCTAACACCGGGTTGATAATAACGTTTCAAAAATAGCTATATTTCTCAATTTTATAATATTGCCAATATTTTTTTTGTTAATATTAAATTTTCTTTGATTGTTTATTAAATAAGCTCTCATTCTTTCAATTTCCATATCCGTAAATGCTTCTTTAACTTTTTTGATACTTTTAATTTTATCAATTTTTGTGACTGGGTTTCGTGGAATAATTTCTTCGTTGAAACACCATTCGAAATATGTATTTATATATCTTCTTTTATTATCAGCCGTTACATCATTACATGTTTTTTTGCAATATGCTAAATAAATTCTAATGTCATCAACTGTTATATCTCTAGTATTTTTTTTTATATATTCGAAAAATCTAGCAAGTTCTACTAAATAAGTTTTTAACGTTCTTTCAGTACATCCGTTTTAATTTTTTAACAGCTAAAAATTTTCTTACAAAACTAGCATTTTCATTTTCAGTAACAACTAAAGATGTTTCTATTTCTTCAATTTTTATATTTTTCATTTCTAAAATTAAAATATCTTTTATTTTTAATAATTTTTCTCTATCTAATATAAAGTCCATTTTTTCAATAATGTTGTTAATAAAATCTTCTTTTGTTTTTAACATATCTTATTTACTCCTTTACTACTAAATTTGCTTTGATTAAATCGTATAATTTTTTTAAGCACATATTATCGCTTTCTCTTTCTTGTCTGTAGACAACTTTTCTATTCCATGAATTTATATAAATATAAGTTGTACCATCAATATTTCTTTCAGTAAATTTATATTGTCCACAATTATCAATGTATTTAAACCCATAATATTTTTCAAGTTCTTTTAAATCTACATTATCTCTTATTTTTAGCATATCCATTCTCCTCCTAACTCCACTCGAATCTATTGCAAGGTCTTATTCCTTTTTTACAAGTTCCTCCTATTTCTGTATATCTACAATCATAGCAAGTAACCGGCTTATCTGCTTCTTTTAAATTGCATTTTGTACAAGGAAATATATTCTTGCCATAATATTGTTTATATCTACATTTATTACACTTTTCTATCATATCTTATTTACTCCTCTTCATCTTCTTTAATACAATATATAAAATATACTTTGTCTTGTCTTATATAAATAAGCTCTTGTTTATTATTAGTTCGTATAAATCTTCCGTTACTATTTTTGATCATGTCCTATTTGCTCCTTCACTACTAAATCTATTTCTTGCCACATTTCAAATAAATATTGTTTAGCTTTTTGTAAATGTTCATTTATTTCTTTCAAATCTTTTTCTGTAATGTTGTATATTACAACGTGCCATAAATCTCTTCCATGCCTTTGCAAAGCATGATGTAATTTTAAAGTATAACTATCTAATTTATTGCCTAAATCATCTTCTTTCTGTTCTAAATCAAATCTAAATAATAAATTATAATCAAAATCATAGTCTAAACCACACTTTTCTTTAAATTCTTCCCACGAATTACATTCCGTAGTTCTTTTAGTTTCCCAACATTCACAATAATATTTATGATTTGTTTCTTCTAGTTTTAACATATCTATTCTCCTCCTACTTGATAATCTTTAATTCCAAATCTGGATAAACCTTCTCAAATATTTTATGTTTTAATTTGAATACATCTGTCTGCATTCCTTTTACATCTTCTACTATTGCTTTACCATTTTCTATGTACTTAAAGTCTGCCACATATTCTATCTTTCTAAATGTTCTACCATTCTTTTTAAAACTATCTTGTAATAAAAATCGTGGTTGTAATTCTAGATCTTTGATTTCTCCTGCTCTTTCTAGTAACTTTAATTCTTTATATCTGTTTCCTTCTCTCTTACTGTCAAATTCTTTTTCATCTACTATTACTTTTTTGTTTCTGTATTTGTTCATCTTTTGCCTCCAATCTTGTTAATATATCTGTTTTACAAGTATATTTCGGTTCAGCTTGTCTTTTATTTATAGTATTTAATCCTTTTAAAGTTTGAATTATATCACCTTGTATCATCTTATTGTTATACTTATTTGTTAGCTTCTGTAAAAGCTCTAATTTTTCAATTTCGTTCTTTATTTCACGTCTTTCAGTTCTTACCTGTTTCAACAGTTTACCTACTTTACTGTATCCACTTGCATTTAATGTTGTAGCTTCTATATAATGCAATATATCTTGCTGTTTTAAATCTAATACACTTAATCTTTCATAAGCTTCTTTTATTTCTTTATCTATTCCTTGAAAAAAATTAAGCATAAATTTTAATAAGTCTTCTACAGTCATATTTTTCTTTAGATTTCTCCCTTCATAACTTTCTTTTGGTATTCAAATATTTTCGGTTCTACATATGCTAAAGCTTCTCTTTCTGTTATTTTCTTTCCATCTTTCTTTATGTTCTTGTTGTGCAATCTTCTATACTCTTTAGCAATTGTTATTTTAGTTACACCTTTTCTCCACATATCTACTATTGCGTTATCTGTCATCTTGCCACCTTAAACACTGCTACTCTTTTGCCCGTCACTGTATCTAAAGCTTTACCAACTATAATTACTTTTCTTTGTTCTAATAGACTTGTTAAACGCGGACTAGCATTGTTCCTTTCTACTGTATTTGTGAATCCTCGCTCACACATTTCAAAAGCTACTTCTCTTGCTGTTCTTTCTATTCCGTCACTTAATATCTCTAATACTTGTTGCTCTCGTACTCTTTTATTTACTTTTTTGTTGCTTTCTCTTCTTGTTTGCAATGTAGTTGTGTTCATTTGTTATCACTCTCCTTTATACTTTTATTTAATTTTTTAGTTATAAAATATATAATCAATTCAAACGGACCAAATACCATATCTATTACTACTGTAAATATAGAAATATATATTAAAAATGCTACTGTAAAACATGTTATACGTCCTTCTTTTCGTAACTCTGCTTTTATAAAATCTTTCCACAAATAATGTGTTATCATTTATTTCCTCCTTAAATTTCACTTATTAACTTTTGGTGTTTTTCCCAATTTAATTTATTCCAGTTTGGATCTTGTTTCATTTTTGAAACAGTTTTTATATATTCATTAAAATCAGCTCGATTTTGTCTTGCGTATTTATTTAATAAATTAATATAAATATCTTTATCTAGTCTATTTATGTTGGACATATCTACTCCCACATCTACTGTCATATTTACTGTCGTATCTACTGTATTATTTACAGCAGATTTATTATTTACTGTAAAATTTACAGTTGATATTTTGTATCTATTAGGTTTTGATTTTGTTCCTTTTTCATATTCAAATAATTTATTTTCTATTAGTTTATCTCTACATCTTATCAATGTTTTCTCACTACTCATTTGCATAATACTCATCAATCTACGGTTATCTACTGAAACCCATTCGCTCCACCCGACATTTATTGAATAATGCTATTAGCTTATACCACAATAACTGCGACGAACTTTGCAAATAATTTGTTTCGAGCCATTTCTCGAAGGCATTAATTAAATCTATATAACTCATCATAATATATTCTCCTTTTTGGAGGATACTTAAATCTTTATTTCTCCATTATGTATTTTTGTATGACATATTCTGCATACTTCTATTAAATTATCTTCTGTATCATTTCCTCCAGAACCCTTGCTTTTTTTATGATGTTTTTCTGTTGCTCCTTTTTTACCACATATTTGACATATTCCTTTTTTATCTTTTAATAGTTTTTTATTTACTATTCTTTTATTTTTAGGTACTGGATTAAAATGATTACTTAAATCTGTTACTATCATATTTCTCCTTTTTAAGGGCCTTGTGGCACTAATAAATTAATTTTTCCTTACTTACTTTGTTAACTTCTATTAGTGCCACTTAACTAATCTACTCTTCCAAAATTCTTTAAATCTTCTTTCGCATCTTTGTAAAATACTCTGCAATCTGTATGCATTTCTTGTAAATTTCTATATCTTTGATATGCCCAATCTCTAAAATCACACTTTGATATTTCATATGTCTTTGCATATAAAGATGCATTACTTGCTATATCGGACCATCTTTGCGCTAACATTAAGCTTTCACTTGTCAAATCATATAGCGTCTGAATATCTTCAGGATTCTTATTTTTGTATTTTCTAAACAAGTCTCTATATTGTTTACAATCTTCTACTAAAATTTCTTCAAATTGGCTTTTCATTATTATTCACCTGCTTTATTTTCTTTTGCTGTTCTTTTACTATTCTCTAATGCTTGTCTGATTGAATCATAATTTTTTACATCTAATATTTTTGGTAAATTACCTAGTCTTGATTTTTTAACTATTGCTCTTGTTTCATCTCCATTTTTTTCTAACTGTATTACTATATCCATCAAATATTCCACTATATCTAATGCATCATATGTAAGCCCTACAGGTTGCATTTTCCCATCTTTTTGGTCCCATAAATTTTTTGCCCTTGCAATTAAAATTAAATTCATAGGTATATCTTTAAGTTGATTCAGCACTGTTCTTGCCATCTCTCTTCTATATGCATACCATTTTGTTTTTTGTACTGCATTTAATTCTCCAACTTTTTTCCCTATCATCTCTTCATATTTTTTTGCACTTATATCTTCTATACAGTCTAGTAAATCAGTCAGTGGGTCTACTATTAATGTTTTTCTGTCTGAATATTGTCCTTCCAAAATTTCCTTTATCAAATTAACTGTTAAGGTAGCTGGGTTGCTTGCTAATGGATTTGTCTTATCTACTTCTGCTTTCCAAAAATCAAATTCATCTGCATATAGCCTTGTGCTTCCTTCTAAATCTACTACAATCGGACTCGGTGCAGATAATGCAAATCTACTTTTACCACTTCCACTTTCTCCCCAAATCATTATTTTTAAATTGACATCATCCAATGTCGCTTTTTTTGCTAACATATTAATTTCCTCCCTCGAACCTCTTTAAAATTTCTTCTTGTATTTCTTGATTTCTACTTCTGTATGTACTTATTATTTTGTATTCATTCTTTATTTTTTCATCTGTTAGTTTAAGTTCTTGCGCTAGTTCTTTGTTAGTTAAGTCAGTAACTTTTTTACATTCTTCCATCAATCCATTTCCTCCAATTCAATCAATTCAATTTCTTTATTAATTCTTAAATTGTTTATTTCTTCTATTAAATTATGTAATTTCTCATATGCCTTGTCTGTATATTCTCCTGTATCTCTTAAGCTGTTTTTTGCGTTTTTTAGATGTTCTAGACATATATGTAACTGTATAATTTCTTGTCTCAAATCTTCTTTTTCCATAAAAAAACTCCCTCTTGCATTTCTCTGTAAATTATGTTAATATAATTACAGAGAATGCTTATTTATTTAGTATTTATTAGTATGCTAGAAATGTTTGCCGACACATAGCATACTTTTTATTTTGTTTTGTAAATTTTCAACACTGTTGTATTGATTAGTATTTAATTCATCTGCAATAGCTTTTATCATTCTTGCATATTCGACATTTCTTCTTTCAGCTATGTCTTTGTTGAACTTTAATTCTTCATTTTCAAATCTTAATTCTTTATTTTCTGTGTATAACACTACCCATTCCTCGTTTTGCTCACTTATTAAGTCTTCTTGTCTTTTTATTTTCTCGCTTTGTCTCAGTATTGTTTTTATTTTTTTTAAAACATTAAACATTCTTCATCTCTCCTTTTATTTCATAAACATATAAACTATTCCCGTTAAGCTTAAACTGTATAATACTACTAAACCTAATGTAGCTTTTATTGCTCTTATTTGAGCTTGTCTTATTTTCCTATTCAGTTCCTTTTTTGTTATCTTAATCATTCGTATCATCTCCTTTACTTTTAATTTTTTTATTTATATAATTACCTCTGATGAAAGCGAGGTGATTATATGTCTAATGATGTAAATTTAAATAGTTTTCCTTCTAATAGAACTCAAGCACTTGCATTCTTATATACTCAAAATCAAGATTTAAAAGGAAAAACTCCTACTGAAATTGCTGAAATTTATGTATCTGCTTATGAAGAAATCAATAGTAATATTAGTGATATTACAAGCAAAATCAGATTTAATAAATCTAATAGCAATTCTTAATATTTATTAAAACATGTATAGTATCAAGTACTTCCCTACTTGGTACTGTTTTATTTTTTTGGTACATTTCTAATTGTTGTTTTATTATTTCTGTTAAACTTTTTTCAATTTCCTCCATCTCTATTCACCTGCCTTTCTAACGATAAATTTGTTTTAATATTTCATAAAACTTTTCTTTGTCTGCTCTAACTGCTTTGTCTCCAACTTTTACTATGGCTACTTGCATTTCAGGTCTTTTAAATATCCTGTATATTTGCATCAATGATGTATTTAGCTCCTCTGCTAATTCTTTTGCTGTAGCATATTTTGTTCTTTTTTTACTTAATAAATTTGTTGCCATTTAAACCACTCCTTTTTCTTCTATTCTTGGATATATACCTTTTTCTTTTAAGAAATTGTATAAGAATAATCTACCTTTTTGTGTCCACATCATAGTTGGTTTGCTTCCTTTTGTCCCATCTTTATGTTTAAAATCAAATGTTTTAGTTTGTGTGTAACCTTGTCCTCTATAATTGCTATACAACAACCAATCTTTACCTTGTTTATATTGGATGCCAAATTTGTTTAATAATTTGTTAAACTCAACTGCTGAAAATCCATAATCACAGGCTATTATATTTACTTTTGTTAAATCGTCACATTGCAATATTCTGTCTGTATAATCTGCTTTTGGTTGTAGTTCGCCAATTAGCTGTTCCTTTTTATTGTTATCTGCTAACAACTTTTGATTTTCTAATCTATAATTTTCAACTTTAATTTGTAGCACATTCATAGCTTTTAATATTAATTCATCTTCTGTCATATTTTTTTCTCCAGCTATGTATCCTCCAGTTTTTCTTATACTTGGTAAAACTTCATCTGTTACTACATCTTGAAACTTTCTTGCTACTTCATTTTTAGCTTTAAAACATAGTTTATAAAATATGTTTTCTGGTATGTATTCTGGTAATTTGTCTTTTTCGGCACTTGTATCGAATTTAAATTCTTGTAAGTAATTTCTTACTCTATTCCATCTAATTACTTCGTTGCCACTTGTGGCAATGAATGTAAATCCTAATCCTCTTGACACATCTTCCAAATTTAATTGTGCTACTCCATTTTCATCTTGGTAGCCTCTAACATTTTTAATTATCATTATTTCTTTGTTCATTTGTTCGCCTCTTTTCTTCAACTTTCTTGAAGTTTTAAATTAAAAATTTTTCCTATAGGTTTGCCTAATATATTAGATACTTTAATCATCTGACTAATTTTAGGTTCTACTATTCCTACTTCAAGATTATAGTAACTAATTGGACTTTTCATTCCCATTTCATTAGACATATCCTCATATGTTTTTTTCTTTTTGTTTCTTGTTTTTCTTAATTCTTCTGTATTTACATACTTTGCGTACTTGTTCATTTATTCACCTTCCTTCTTCAACTTTCTTGAACGTATTATATACAAGAAAGTTGAAGAAGTCAAGTGCATTTTTAAAAAAATTTCAATTTTTTTGTAGTATTCTTCAAGAATATTGAAACAACAGTATTTACAAGTGTAAAAAAATATGTTACAATTCAATAAAATTGAATTAAAGGAGAGCTTATATGAATAATAATTCTGAAAATAATAAAATAGTTGGTGTCAGAATAAAAAACATGAGATTAGATAATAATTGGACACAAAAAGATCTAGCCAAAAAATTAGGCTTAAAAAACGAAACAGCTATTGCAAATTACGAAGCTGGCTACAGCATTCCCAAAGATGAAATTAAATACAAATTATGTGAAGTATTTAATTGTACAATGGATTATTTAATGGGTAAAAGCTACTATAAAAATTACGAGGAATTTTCTAAAATTGATAATTTCGTACTGAACTATCAAAGAACAGTAGAAGAAAGTAAATTAATATGTAGTACTTTAAATTATATAAACACTCACAAAGACGAAGATATAGAAAATATCGTTAATAATGCTGTAAAAGATTTATCAAGCGAAGAGCAAAAAAATATAAAAAAAATTATTTTTCATTTGCACAACACTTATCATGGGAATTTACCGAAAACCGATGCGGAAATAAAACAGGAATTTGAATTTGCATATCACAAAGAGGCAGAAGGCTTAACAGATGAAGAAATTGCAGATGCAATTAGATTCTATAAGCAAATAAAATATGGCAAAAAAGATAATAATAATTAAATACGGAGGAGAAATTAAATGGCAGATATAAATTTAAAATCAGAAACAATAGATAAAGCAGTTGACACATTTGGCAAACCTCTATATGATGATGTTGCCAAACCAGCTATTCAGACAAGTAAAAATGGATTGAGTTTCTGCTCACAGTTTATTGTTTCTGGAATAAAACCTTTTATGTATTCTAGAATAAAAGAATGTGAATATAAAATTAAAGAGATAGATAGAAAATTAGAAGAAAAATATAATCGTATTCCAGATCAAAATAAAATAGAGCCCAGAACAAATATTCTAGGTCCTGCTGTAGATGTATTAAAATACAATCTCGAAGAAGAACATATAAAAGAAATGTTTATTAACTTAATTGGAAATGATATGGATATAACTCAACAGTCCAAGGTTCTTCCCTCTTACATTGAAATAGTAAAACAATTAAGCAAAAATGATGCTGAATTTATAACTAACTTAAAGTCTAATAATTTAATAGATGAATTACCAATAATTAAATTGAAATTAGTAAGTAACGAGAATAGTTCTTTTAATTATATAAGTCCTAGTTTTATTTGTTTATCTGATGGAAACTATTTAGAAATTCCTCAACTAATATTAGATAATCTTATAAGATTACAAATATTAGAAGTTGACTATGAAACTTTCTTTAAAGATGAAACAAATTATAATAAATCATTTGAAAATCTAAAAAATGATTCTAGATTCATTCAATATTCAAAAACACAAACTAAACATCTAAAGCCTAAAAAAGGATTGTTATTATTTACAAATTTTGGTAAAAATTTTATTGATATATGTCTTTCTTAATTTCATCAATATCGTGTTTTATTTTAGATATTTCATCAAAAGACTTTCCAATATAATCGCATTGTGTTTCAAAACCTTTTAAGTTTATATCATTTAACTTAATTATTTGATAGCAAGTAATTTTATAAGTTATGTAGCAACACAACAATATAATTAAAATATAAATTAAAAACATTACAATCACCTCTACGTGAATTATATCATAATTTCTATAAAAAACACATTAAATTTGGAGGAAAATATATGGAATTAAATAAATTGTATGACATAGCAAAAAGAGAAAATATATCTATAGAAGACTTCAAAATGAAAAATAAAGCAATTATAGAACAAATAGATAAAGAATATTACATTGGATTAAATTATTCGAAAATAGAAAGCATTACAGAAGAAAAAGAACTTCTAGCAGAGGAACTAGGACATTACTACTGTAATGCTTTTTATAATAGCTCTTCTTCCCTGTCTTCAATTGCACAAAAAGAATATAGAGCTAATAAATGGAAATGTACTGTATTAGTTTCTGTAAATGATTTAAAAGAAGCTTTTAAAAAAGGATTAAGAAATATATATGAAGTTGCTGATTATCTAAGCTTATCTGAGGATACAGTAGCATTTGCTTATAATTATTATAAAGAAAATTCTTATTTTTAG